TATGTCGATGTTCTTAAGAACTTGCTCTTCGAAGAAGATAAGGAAGAGGGCAAGGAACGCTCTCTTTGGCTTACCTGGCTCACATACATTGGCTTCAGTTATGTGATCTACAAAACACTGAGACTGGTCGTAGGTGCTGCAGTCGGTGCTCTTTTTGGGATGATCAAGGAAGTTTTGCGCTTCTTTAAAATCTTTCCAAAGAAGGATAAGCGCAAGAGGTTTGTGCCGCGCATCCTAAACAAGGAGGTCACGGCTGCTGGGCAGAGCAATGTCAACGTGCGTGGCATTTGTGCCGCGCCAAACCATCCCACTACTTTTGTTGTGAGAGATCCCAGCATGGTGGCTCAGGCTGGTGGGGTGAAGACCATGAATAACGTCGTGGCTAATGGATGGCGCATGTTCACGCACTATCAGGGAGTCGACAGTAATTATGGCCAAATGACCTATCTTACCAGCAATCTGGCTATGATGCCATATCACTTTTACATTGAGATGCGGTCTCAGTATATTCGTGATGCGCATGATCCTGCCAAGGTGGCTGTGAAGCTCGTTAACAACCTACTACCGAGCAATGTGTTTGAGATGACCTTGGCCGATTTCCTAGCTCAGCCCATGCATGTCATAGAGAAGGAGGACATCTGCTTCATCGCTATGCGCAGTACGTATGCGCCGCGCACCGTGATCCAGAACTTTATGAAGCAGGAGGACTTGCGACACATTTCTGGGAAACGTGTGCGTTTAGATGTCAATGAGTTTCAGACGCCTGAGCACAGCAAGTTCCCTCTTATGAGGGCTGACCATGCTGATTGCTATTGGTACAGGGATCCTGTTCGCTACAACGATGTGGACCTGGACCGCGCCATCGCTTATGATTTTCCAGTTATGAGCGGTGATTGCGGTTCGATTTTGTCGTTGGTCGATCCTAACCACTTCAGCGGGCGCTTTGCCATGGGTTTCCACATTGCCACGCCCACCGATTTTGATAGGCGTGGCCGTGTTGGAGTTTCCACGATTGTTACGCAGGAGAAGATTCTCGATGCCTGTAAGGCATTGGGCATCGTTCTGGACCGCTTCAAGGAGACCATGGTTGCACAGGGGATTCAGTGCACAGATGAGTACGACTTCTTTCTGCCAGAAGTCGGCTCTTTCACTCCCATTTGCGGCATTGATAAGAGTTATCCATTGCCGCTCAAAAGTAAGCTCTATCCAACGAGCTATAATGGCATCATTGGTGAGCACAAGTTGCGGCCTGCAGTGCTCTCTCCGGTTTTTCGCAACGGGGAGATTGTGTATCCTATGGCTAATGCTGTGAAGCCATACTCCAGTCCTTTGCTGTCTTTGAGCAAGGACAAGATGAAGCAGGCGTTGCACATTGCCATGAGACCATTTTCTGAGTGGTCAAAGCATAAGCCGCGTTCTATCTTCACCTTTGAAGAGGCTGTGCTTGGCGTGCCGTCCATGAAGTTTCGCTCGATACCGCGTGGGACTTCTGCCGGTTTTCCGCATGTGTTTCATGTCCGAAAGGGCAAGGTGGAATTCTTTGGTGACGAGCAGCACTATAACTTGGATACAGCTGCAGCAAAGGAGCTCAAGGTTGATGTTGCCAAGATTGTTGATCACGCAAAGCAGGGCGAGCGCATGGGCCACGTCTTTTTGGATTTCCTTAAGGACGAGCTACGTAAGCCAGAAAAGATTGAAGCTGTTGCCACGCGGTTGATCTCCTCTTCGCCGCTGAATTTGACAGTAGCTACGAGACAATACTGCGGCACCTTTTGTGCTGCGGTTATGGAGTCGCCAGCATCATGTGGCTTGGCTCCAGGCATCAATGTGTACACTGACTGGAATGGTTTGAGTAACTATCTCCAGCGCAAGGGTTCCCGCGTCTTTGCAGGTGACGTGAAGGCACTTGATGCCAGCGAGCAGGTCGACCTGCTCAAGTTAATCGTTGATTTTATCAGCGATTGGTACAATGATGGAGAGGAGAATCGGCGAGTCCGCGAGGTCCTGCTCATGGAGATGTATCACTCAAGGCATCTGGGTGGGAATGGCCGCGAGCAAAACCACATCTATCAGTGGAACAAGGGTATGCCTAGTGGGCACCCCTTGACCACGATAGTGAACTCAATTTACACCCTCGCTGGCATTGTAGCCTGCTACATTGAGGCGACTGGCGATCGCACGGGTTTTTGGGAACATGTCAATGCCGTTACGTATGGTGATGATAACCTTTGCAATATCGATGATGTGACTAGTGAGGTTTTCAACCAAGTGACGGTTGCCAAGCATATGAAGAACTTGCTTGGCATAATTTTCACATCAGACCGTAAGGATGGAGAGCTTTTTCCGTTCACTGACCTTAGCCAGGTCACTTTTTTGAAGCGGTCGTTTGTCCGCGACAGGGACTACATTTATAACGCTGCGCTGGAGCTTGACAGCTTTTTGTTCACGTTTTACTGGTGTAGGAATAAGAAGGACGAGGATCAGATCATCAGTGACGTTTTAGAGACGTCGCTGGCGGAGCTGAGCCTCCATGAGGATTCTGTTTGGGACTTCTGGGCGCCAAAGGTGATTAAGATCATCTATCAGCGCGGGGGAGTCTTGACAACGAGGTGTTCTCCC